TTAATAATGGAACTATAACATTAACATAAAATCAAAAAATCATATCCAATAATCCCATCCAAATATTTTTTATTAAAATAAAATTTTTTTTATACTTTCTTTAATTTTATCAATTATAGATTTATTCTTATCGTTTTTAAAACCTTCTTCATAATTCAAATTAATCGCAAATAATAATACTATAGTCATCCATACATACATTAGAACATTTAATAAGAAATTCTCTTTGTATTCATATGCCCAATCAAATCTCAATTGATTCACATATAAGAAGAATGTTATTGTAGGGATTACTAAAGCAACTATTAGATTTCTGTATTCAAAATCCATTAGAATTTTATGATTATCTAAAGTAATTATAGCATATTTTAATAATATTAAACCAATAGTTGTATCAATTATACATAGAATAACAAATTTCATAAAATATTTGTCAGTAAATGATAATAGAACAAACATCATTTTATCATTAAAATTATCAACTAATTTAGGTTCTCCATATTTATTTTTTAAATAGACTTCTCTTTTAGCAAATAATAAGTCTAATATATAACCTAGAATATTACCTACTAAATATAGAGATATTCCAGTACTTTGTTGAATATTTACACCAAACCCAATATTTAGAATGTAATTTAATAAATTAGCAATTATAACTGATGTAATTGATGTTATTTTACCAACATTTTTTTCATCTTTTAAAAACTTTCTTACAAAAGTCTTATCACTATAATTCAGTAGTAATTTAATCATTTATTAAAATATATTTAATAAATTGTAAAAATTAATAAATTTTTCATAAATTGTAAAAATTAATAAATTTTTCATAAATTGTAAAAATTAATAAATTTTTCATAAATTGTAAAAATTAATAAATTTTTCATAAATTGTAAAAATTAATAAACTTTTCATAAATTTATTTTATATCTAGTTCCATATCCATATCAAAATTCGCATCAGCATTAACATCGAAATCAAAATTTATTTTATCATCTTCATCATCAGTATCGTCATCTTCATTATCAGTATCATCATCAGTATCGTCATCAGTATCATCATCAGTATCGTCATCTTGATTTATACCAGTACCAGAAGTACCAGTACCAGAAGTACCAGTACTAGTAGAAGTAGAAATAGTACCAGAAGTACCAGAAGTACCAGCAGTACCAGTACCAGCAGTACCAGAAATATCTTTAATTGTATCTTGTTTATCTATATTATAAGGTGTAAAGGTTCTTTGATTTGCTGACCATTCATCTTGGTCTTCATCAAAGATATTACTAAATTTAGAAGAGAATTGACTAGAGAATACTTGTTCATCATAATAAGATCTAGGAACAAATCTGTATTGAATTTTAACATTGTTTTTAATTTTCTGGAATTTTTCTTCGTAAATACCATGTACTACTAATATAATTCCAAAAAAGAACATTAATATTATTAGCAACTTCATTATTATTATAAATTAATATTTTATTATAAGATTATTAATCTACTTCTTCAACATTTTCAATATTTACTTGTTGTTTCTTAGCACTTAACCAAGGATCTTCTCCTCCAAATACTTTTTCATTAACTTCTGGATTAGTATCAGCATTAAAGTTTTCTTGTACAGTATTATCTTCACCTACTCCACTAGAAGTAATTACTTGTTGAACATCTTCCTTAACATCCTTTACAACTTGTTCAACATCAGAAACTACTTGTTCTACATCCTTAACATCACTAACTACATCTGTAGCTGCTTGAACTACATTACCAGATTCTACATCACTAACAGTTTTAGCAACATCTTTAACAGCATCCGCAGTATCTACTACAGTCTTAGCAATATCTTGAGTAGTATCTTTAACTTCTCCAATAACTTCATTCTCACTATCCTTAACTTCTTCCTCTGTTGTAGGAGGTGCTTCTAGTTGATTTTGTTCTTGAACTCTCTTATTCTTCTCTTTTTGTGCTTCAATCATTTCATCCTTTCTTTCATCAAATACTTCATCTTTATGTGCTTGATTCTCACGATATTTCTTCATTAGAGTATTCAATTGGTCTTCTCCATAATGTTGATCATCAATATCATCGGCATTAGGATCCCAAGGACACCAGCATCCAACTTGACAAATAAAAATATTGTGATTCTTATCTTTTCTCTTTAAAACTTCACTGCGAACTTGTGCTTCTCTTAGAGTATCATAAGAACCTCTTACCTTTAGTCCTCTAACATTAGTTTGGAAATCTACTTGCTCGCTAAATTCCTTATCTAATTCTTCAGATTTTTCATCCATAAAATATTTGTATTCATCTTGCATATGCCTTTTATTAAATAGAAATCTATATCTATCAGCAATTGCTTGAAATCCATCAGCATCATCTGGATATTTTTCCTTAAGATTATAAAACATTTCATTTACTTCTTTACAAAAATTTTCAGTAAATTTAGTAAAAGTGAATACTTTTTTATCATCTAGAACTTTTTCTGGAGATAGGAATGAAACACAGCAGAATTTTTGCCCACGAATTTCAGCATCTTCTTCTAGATAATCACATTCACTTACAGGTACAACACTTCCAGACATTTTTATAAACTATTATTTTACTATAATTTTTAAATAATTTTTACTTAATGTTTTTATTTAAAAATTTTTATTAAAATATTTTTATTAAATTATTTTTATTAAATTTTTATTAAATTTATTTTATAAAATTTTTTTATCTATATATAGTATAAAAATGAACGGACTAGATGTAAGAGAAGTTGTTAAGCGTATGCTTAAATATTTTGTTGAAGGTTTAGTTGTTGCTGTTGCTGCTTGGGTAATGCCCGGCCGCAAATCCGATATGATGGATGTTGTATGCCTCGGTCTTGTAGCTGCTGCCACATTCTCCCTACTTGACCTATTTGCTCCTTCTGTAGGAACTAGTGCTAGAACTGGTGCCGGTCTCGGTGTTGGTGCCAACCTAGTAGGTTTCCCCGCCAAGTAAATTAATTTAAATTAATTAATTTAGAAAAAATTATATTATAAAAAATTATAATAATTATTTTTATATAAAATTTATATATAATTATATAGATTTTATGAATTGCCATCCTAATTCTTCACATATTTTTTCCCATATTAGTTCTTGCTGATACAGTTTTTCTCTAGATTTTAATAGAGGAAAATATTTAATATATTCATCTTCTCCTAAAATTTCTAGAAACTTATGTAAAACATAAGAATAACTAAGGAAATTCTTTCTATTTTTAGGTGAATGCTTAATAAATGGCCCTTGTATCTCTTTAAACATTTGTCTTAATTTTTCTTCTAATTCTGGTGTTAGTTGTGGAGTACTTTTACCAGTAATTCTATTAAGAATATATGGAATATGTTCATAATATTTATTTATCTTATTTTTCTTTAGTATAGCACGTATTTTTTCATAATTAAGAGTTGCCATATTAGTAACTTTGTTCTTCTTCAATTCCATAAAGATTTTATCAAAAACTTCTTCTGGAATATCTGTAGTTTCTTTACCTTGAGATTGTGCTATCCACTCATTAAAATGATTAATACGATTATAAGAAAAATAAGATATTTCTTTAGGAGGTTCTTTATAACCTGGTTTTTCATTATCCGTTATAATATATTCTATAGTATTACAATCATTACAGAATAGTATTCCATCATGACTATATTCGTTAATATTCTTAGATTGACAATGCTGGCAAATATCAACTTCACAAGTTAAATTATTATTAATATAATCTTTATCTGTATAAGATAGATAAGTTTCTAATAAATCAGACCTATTTTGGTCTTGATTCGATTTAATATTTTGAATATTGTTATTGAAGAAGTCAATAATATTAATATTCTTAACATTATTATCGGCATCATTATTTTCTACAGAATCATAATAGTTAAATAAGACTTCTGATGTATTTACCAGATAATCTATTTCATCTTCTTTAGAATTTATCTTAGAAATGTTAGATAATATTTCTTTTTCTTTTTGTTCTAAATCGAATAAAACATTTTCATCTTTTTCATTCTTTATATTTTTTCTAACTTTCTTTAGTTCTTTCTCTAGAGAAGTGATACTATTATATTTTTTATTAAATGCGTCTAATTGTTTTTCATGGCAAGTATCTAGAGTATTATTAGTTTTTTGATAATTATATCTTCTTTTTGTCTTTTTGCTAGACTTACCTTTTAATTTATCATTAATCATATATAAGAATTGATAATTAATAAGTCTTTATATAGAAATTTTGCGTAAAAATTAATTTTAATTTTAATTTATTAGAATTTTATAGAAATTTTGCGTAAAAATTAATTTTAAGTTTAATTTAGCGAAAATTATTTTCTTTATATATAGTATAAAAAAATATGGGAGGAGGATTGATGCAACTCGTTGCCTATGGCGCTCAAGACATTTACCTTACCGGTAATCCACAAATTACTTTCTTCAAAGTAGTCTACCGCAGACACACCAACTTCGCTATGGAGTCCGTTGAACAAACCCTCAATGGTTCTGTTGGATTTGGAAACAAAGTCACTGCTACTGTTTCCAGAAATGGTGACCTTGTAGGAAGAATGTATGTAGAAGCTGATATTACTGCTCTCACTGCTAATGATGATGAAGTTACTGCTAATACTGGAACTTGTTTAATTAATGAAGTAACATGTGAAATCGGTGGTCAACAAATTGACAAACATTATGGTCATTGGTTAGAAGTATGGGCTGAACTTACTGAACCACAAGGTTTAGGTTCCACAGTTGCTGCTGCTGGTACCCACAAAACAGGCACACCTTATCAAAATATGGCATGTGCTGGCGGTGTTGCCGGAGTTGCAGTAACAGGTACTTCATTAGAAAAAGTTCATTTACCTCTCCAATTCTGGTTCAATCGTAATCCAGGTCTTGCTCTTCCATTAATTGCTCTTCAATATCATGAAGTTAAAGTATCTGTTACATTTGCAGCATCTAATGTTGTAACTAGTGAAACTGATGCTTCATTAGCTGCTAAACTTTGGGCTGACTACATCTACCTTGATACTGATGAACGTAGACGTTTTGCCCAAGTATCTCACGAATATCTTATTGAACAATTACAATTCCAAAGTTATTCTAGTTGTGCTTCGATGGATCTTACATTCAATCATCCAGTAAAAGAATTAATTTGGACTGGTATTGATGATACAGCAGCAGCAACTACAGGAGCATCTACTCCAGCTCCCGTTGATACTAGTGGAAATTGGAAACTAGTATTAAATGGTCATGACCGCTTTGCTGCTCGCACAGCTGATTATTTCACACGTGTTCAAGTACATGCTCATCATACTGGTGTTGGAGGTATGACACCTGGTGTAGCTGGAACAAATGATTCTATTGCTGTATACTCATTTGCTCTTAAACCTGAAGAACACCAACCATCTGGTACCTGCAATTTCTCCAGAATTGATAACGCTCAACTTAAATGTGATGGTGGTTCTGATGATACAAGAGTCTATGCTGTCAATTACAACGTACTCCGTGTTATGTCGGGTATGGGTGGTCTTGCTTATTCAAATTAGAGTAATCAAGAACTTCGTAATCTCGCTTTACTCAAATTAGATTATAGTAATTGTAAAATTACTATAAAAAATATAAAATTAATTTTTAAAAATAATTATCTGGAATACAATGACTGATAATTATTAATTATTATAGAAATATAATAAACGAGTTTAATTTATTATAAATAATTTTCTTATTATAT